TCATGTATTGATAATATTGATAATAGAATTTATGACTTCATCAATTTTTAATTTTGATATTTTACCGGCCATTTTAATAATTCTTCTTGTATCTGCGGTGAACAACCTATTAGGGCGTATATTGGATTCCAAGGCGATTCCGCCGTTTGTAAAGTCTGAATGCTTTAAGGAGATAGAATAACTGTCCGCGTGATGTTGTGTGGTTATCTGGGTTAAGATAACGTCGTCACCTGATAACCCAGCAACGACAAGAGCCGGGCGCTTTTTACTTATACTCAAGTCTGAATTGGGAAAAGGAATTATAACAACATCACCCCTTACAAATTTGCCCATGCTTCATCCTCTTCCGGGGTGTTCCATTCTCTTCCCAACACTTCTTCAGATGCTATCATGGTTAATATCGCTTCTGATTCCGGGATCATCTTTCTAATGGTTGGCTGTTTTTGCAGATCAACATCATTATTCATTACAATGATTGCGTCTACGACTTCAAACGGAACACGGTGTCGCTCAGTTACAGATAGGGGGCTTGATGACGTTGATGCCCAAGAGATACAAGATGTCGTACTGAAATCTAAGTACGGAACGTATTTACCGGATTCATTTTTCTGATATTTATAGTTTTTCATGACGCCACCCCTCATATATTTTCTGCATTTTGACCATAGGTTGTAGCCCGGTGGGACCTGGGACTTGGATCCTTGTCAAAACTCCTTGCGTAATGAATTTATGGGACCCTCCTGTGGTGCTTTCGATAAGCGCTCTTGTAACCATGTGATCACAGGACGGTGAAGCACCGAGTTCGACATCCAGGTCATACGGCTCATTTAGTTTCAACTCGCCCCTCACGTCCATGTGAATGTCTCTAATTACATTATAAAGTTCATCGTCAGGTTTTTCCACCGGCAATTTCAAATCCCTTTCGGCCTCTCTCCTGTTTATTGTGTAATCGTGACTACCTGATTCACTGCATAAGACAGATATTATTTTTTCAATTGTATCGGCATCTTCCATGTGAAGCTTTAGCAGTTTTGATGCCAACATCTGGATCTGCGTTCGTGCTCGGTACACATCACCTAACGCGACTGGATGCATCTGATCGGCTAACTTTAGGAATACATTTGTTAGGTTATTTTCCCCTGTTATGCCCATCAGTTTTTTTGCAAGTTCAAAGTATCCAGCAACAGCCTCAACGCTTATAGGCAATCGTGCACCCGGAGGGGCACCGGGCACCTGAGGATTTAAAGGCGTAGTCACGCTTGGGTCTATAGGTCCAAGCGTTGCTTGTTTTGTCATTATAATCTTATTTGCTCCCAAGCATATCAGCGTCGCAGTGCTGTGGGCTTTAGAGGGGATTATCACCTCGAACTCATCACAGAACAGCCTTATCATATTAGCTATCATCCAGCCTGCGAGTGTGTCACCGCCTCGACTGTACAATATCAAGCTAATTTTCCTCGGCAGGCAAAAAGTGTCTAAGTGATCGGAAAAATAATCTCCCACCTCAGAGTGGATTTTTGTTTCAATAAACAGCCTATCTCCCGTGACATACAGAAGAACTCTGGATTTTCTCAGTTCTTCTATCTTTTTATAAAGGGCAATGCGGTCATTATACATTTGGAATCCTTATTTCGGTTATCAGAAGTGAATAGTTAATGTATTTTTACTGCGCCGATTGAAGCATTTTCTTCGCAACGGGGCTGTCGAGGGGGACCATGTTAGAAGCGCCGCAGGTTGGGCAGGCCTTATATCTCGTCGTCAAGCGCCATATGGAATAAATAACTCCGGGAACAATCAGGGCGAGCCATAATATTATTTCTATAAATATCGATCCGCGTGTCTTTGTCTTCGGTTTGCCCTTATTCCCGCAGTTGGTGCAAAACATCTCCTTCGCCATGATTCCCTCCCTTTTTTAAAATTACCAGGCGTGGCGGAACGCCAGGTGGATGATGTTTCCCGTCACGCTGATTCGGATGCTGCGGGGCCCTGGGCCTCTGATTGCTCTCTCGATTCACGCAAAAGATTAAGTTGGCGGTTGAGCTCTCTGTTCTCGGCCTCGAGCTTTTCTACTTTATCTGCGATATTCAATAGCTTTTCAACTTTCTTTTCAAGCTCTTCGCATTTCTTCTCCAGGACGGCGATGCGGGATTCAGCCAGGATCGCCCTGTCGAAGTGGATGACGTTTAGGTAAAGGGCGTAGGCGTAGGAGGTGCCCGATCCGAGGACGCGAACTGCAAGCTCGATCGCCTTGGCCAGGTCGAAGGATGAGTTTGGGAAGGTGGGGTATTGGTCGTCTTTGGGAACGCCCTTACGGACATCTCTATTATACTCAGGCGTTCTCTCGTTGACGGGCTGTAGAATCTCCGCCTCGAGCGCCCAGCGGCCGGGCTCGTCCATCGGCTGGCGTGCAGTGGCCGCCTTTGATGGCCTTTCCTCGGGCTCTTCAGGCCCACATATCTCGGGATGCTGAAGTCGTGCGCCAGGAAAAGGCTCGCCTTTGCCGGCATAAAACCACTTTTCGCTGAAATCATATTTTTCACAAAACAGTGAGATGACATTAATGGGGGGCCTGATCCTTCCGGATCTATATTGAGCTAATGTTCCAGGCTTTAAACCCAGCTCTATTGAGATGGTTTTATTCGTCAAATGTTTTTTGGCGCAAACATAATCTATGGCCCACTTGCTTCTTTTTTTTAATTCCATATCTTTCATATTTAAATCAACTTTCGTTTCGCACTTCGATGTCGAAGTGCGAAACGAAGTGCGAAATCATTTCGCGCTTCGTATATGTTATTTATATTAATAAGTTACATTGCATTTTGCCATGATGGTACAAAATAAAGCGCGAAACGTGTTTTTTTCTTGACATGCTTTAAAAAGTGATTTAAAGGATCAATTATAACAGTCTATCGCAACATCAAAAAAAAAGAGGTCTCCAATGAAACCGAAATCGACCGACATGACCCCCACGGAAATCCGGATCGCCCTCATCCGTTCCGGAAAGACCCAGGCGCAGCTCGCCGTCGAGATCGGGGTGTCCCGCACGATGATCTTCAAGCTCATCGAGGGGCAGACGGTTTCCGAGCGGGTCGAGAGGGGCATCGCCCAGGCTGTCGGCCTGGAGGTGGAGCGGATCTGGCCCTCCCGGTACCTGAACCGGGTCAGGCGGAAAAGAGGGCGACCGAAGGCCGTCAATTATTAATAAGGAAGAGTGCGGGGGGTACTTCATGAATTTAAGAAGAAAGTTCAATTTCTTCCTCCAGTTTTTTCATCCCAAGTTCTCTGCGACAGCTGTTGCAAAGGACATTATGGACGATACGAAGCGTGGCTATCTTTTTCTCGAATCCAAGCTTCGTGTTGACCGCAGTTTTCGTGAACTCTTTGCAGGCGACCAGAATGTCGTCGGTTATAAAGAGGAGGTTCTCACCCACGAAGAGCGTGAGCTTTTCAGCATCCTTCGAGACTACATTCGCTATACGTTCATCCATCAATGTAAACGCCTGCTTGTACAGCATCTCAAAGGTTATTCCTACGAGTCGAGAGTAAACGCCGACCTTTTTGTCGAAAATTATGCCCTTGAGCTGTTCCCGCCGTTTCCACATGCCGAACCAGGCCACCAGGCCGGCTCCGACTGCCGCGGCGGCTATGGGGGAAATCCAATGAACCATTTCGACGGCCATTATTTAAATACCATATACGCGCTTTACAAGGCCGGATGGCCCATGTTCCACGAGATCACCGGCCCCCCTGGAAGAGAAATCCCGGAGGTGAGGTGAGTGATGTCCATAAAAGATCACCATATATGCCTTTCCGTATGCCCTCCCGTCAATGTCGGCATATGCGCCGAAGAAAAGATCGTGGACATTCTCCAGGAATTCCCAACCCGCCGGGACGCCCATGAACTGCTCGTCATGCTCGCCCGCATGTGGGCCTTCGAACACGAAACAACCGTCATGATGGGACTGCAATGGCTCCACGACGCCATGAGAGACAACCGCACGCGTAAGAAAATAAGCTACCTGGACCTTGTCCCTTCTTACGTTCATTCAAAGATCTTTAAGAACAACAGGTTTGCCTCGTTAATTAGGTTAACAAATAACCCTATTTTTAGGTCAGGTCAATGGCTAAGTTCAAAAAAAGTTTAGACAACCGGCAGCTTTCGCTCCTGGACCTCCTCAAGGAAGCGGTTGAAGAGAAGAAGGCCCCCCGGGAAGGGACGTTCGATATCGACAGGCCCTTCCGCGAGGCAATCTCCGTAGCCCTGAAGGGCTGCCCCCTGTCGCGTTGGCAGGTGGCGGCCAGGATGTCAGAGCTCACCGGAACGGACATCACGAAGTCCATGCTGGACTCGTGGACCGCCGAGTCGAAGGAACAGCACCGGTTTCCCGCCATCTACCTGCCCGCGTTCTGCGAGGCCGTCGGATCCAGCGAGCCGCTCAAGATGCTCGGCCGCCTGGTCGGGGTCTACATCCTGCCCGGCCCTGAGGCCCTCCGTGCCGAGATCCAGAGGCTTTGCGAGCAGGAAACGAAGATCAAGCAGGAAAAGCGAAAGCGGATTTTCTTTTTAAAGGAACTGGAGGGGGAGTGATGAAACGCATCCGGAGGGAGCTGGATTTTTTGCGCCACAGGATCGAGGCACGGATCGCCTCGGCAACCTGGGAGGAATGGCAGGCCCAACAGGAGCGGTGGCTCGACCGGGTCACGGTAGCCGTCTGCATTTTTGCCGTCCTGTATTTTGGTGGACACCTGGCTTACGCGCTGTGGACGGGGGCCCTGTGATGGAGCGGACGTTCACGGCAAAGGAACTTTCCAGGTTTATTGGCAAAACAACACGCACCATTCAAAACAGGGCCGCGAAAGAGCAGTGGCCTTATTCCACGACGCCCGGCCGGGGCGGTGAGATACGGCGTTACACCCTGTCCTCCCTGCCCCCGGATCTGCAGCTCCTTATATTAAAGGAAGGGGAAAGCCGGCAACCGGCTCCGGCGTCCATGCCGGCCGTCGTGCTTTTACCGGTTCCCCAAGCCGGAACGCCGTCCCTCCCGGCCCCCTCCCCGGGGGTGGACGGCACCGGCGTCAAAAAGCGCCACATGGAGCTCGCCCTGGCGAAGGACGACCTGCTCCGCCGTTACCGTCAGCACCTCGACCGGGCTCCCCGGGGGAAAAAGAAGCAGGCCCGGGAGACGTTCGAGCGGGCATACAACGAGGGCCTTCTCTACCCGGAGCTGTTCGTGCGGGTCGGGCCGGTCTCCTGGAAGACCATCGAGGGGTGGAAACTCCTGAAAAAAGAGCGCGGCGACGTCCTCGTCCTGGCCGACCGGCGGGGAAAGTGGAAGAAGGGCGCCCGCATCGTGACCGAGGCCCAGGGGAACGTCCTGCTGTCGTGCACCCTGCAGCCGAGCTCCCCCAGGATCTCCGAGGCGATCCGGCTGGCAAGGGCCGTCATGGAAAGCCGGGGCATCGAAAACGGTCATTCGGAGGCCACCTACCGGCGTTGGCTCATGGACTGGCGAAGCCGGAACCATCACATCTGGGTCTTCAAGCGCGAGGGCGCGAAAGCCTGGAACGACCAGTGCGCCTATTACATCGAAAGGGACTATGACCGCCTCGACGTGGGCGACGTCATCGTCGCCGACGGTCACCCCCTGAACTTCGAGATCCTATCCCCCTGGACGGGAAAACCGACACGGATGATCCTCGTCCTCTGGTACGACATGAAATCCAGCTACCCCCTGGCGTGGGAGATTACCCCGACGGAAGACACGGCGGCCATTTCCTCGGCCCTCCGGAAGGCGATCCTGCGACTCGGGAAGATCCCGCAGGTGGCCTACCTGGACAACGGAAAGGCCTTTCGCGGGAAATATTTCACGGGTGCCGACTTCGAGGCAGCCGGGTTCGCGGGCCTCTATGAACGGCTCGGGATCCGGACAATCTTCGCCTGGCCCTACCACGGGCAGTCGAAAACGATCGAGCGGTTCTTCGGGACCTTCCAGGAACTGGAGCGGTGGGTGCCGACGTGGGTCGGGAACTCCATCGAAAACAAGCCGCCCCGGATGCTCCGGGGGGAGAGGATCCACCGGGCCGTTCACGAGAAGGTCATGGCCGGTTCTATGGTCACCCTCGAGGGGGCTCACAGGGCCGTTGCGGCCTGGTTCGACATGTACGCCGCCAGGCCGCAAAAGGGGCACCTGAACGGTCAGGCCCCCGGGGCTGTCTTCGAGGCAGGGCGCGGCGACGGCGTCGATCCGGAGAGGCTTTCCTACCTCATGATGAGCCTCGACATCCGGACCGTGAACCGTAATGGGATCCGGTTCAGGGGAGACAACTACTACCACGCCGGGCTTTACGGCCGGAGGCACGCCGTCAAAATCCGCTACGACCTGCAGGATTCCGGGATTCTTTACGTATATGACCAGGACGACACCTTCATATGCGCGGCCGAGCCGACACGGAAGGTTCACCCGGCAGCGGCCATCCTCGGGACGCCGGAAGACCAGGCCGTCCTGGCGGAGCAGATCCAGGTGAAACGAGGCCAGGCGAAAGAGGCTTCGGCTTCCGCCCGGACGTTCCTCGAGGAGGAGATCCTTCCGGAGCACCGCAGGCGCATGGCGGTCCTGGCGTCGGAGGCCGAAGCGAAGGCCGGCAGCCTCCCGGCTCCCGTTCCCCTGGACGAGGCGGCGGTGCTGGCCGAGGTGGAGGAACTCCGGGCGATGAACGCCGACATGCACGTCGCCGGGGGGGACCAGGCGGAAGCCTACGTGCCCGAGGTGGTCTCGGAAGCCGAGACGCTGCGGAGGCGGCTGGAGGCCTGCTCCGAGATGGACCGCTACGAGGCCCTGGTGGAGATGGAGGCCCAGGGGCAGATGGTCCCGAAGCAGTGGCAGGCCTTCATGAAGTATTTCGAAATGACGCCCCAGTATGGCCGGCTGCGGGACTACTACGAGGAATTCCGGGCCAAGATGGCCCTGACATACCAGCAATAGGGGGTGGAATCATGCCGGAATGGATCTGTGCGGAATGCGGGTGCCGCTATTACGGGTGGGGTGACGGCGACGAGCCTTGCTCCATTTGCGGCGGCAAAATCGTTGCCATTACATCTGACAAGGAGGAAACGCGGGATGATCGAAACGAAGCCGGTGTTCGTGAGGACGAAGAACGTCCGTAATTTCGAGGTGATGATGGATGACCTCGCCAGGGCCGAGGGCGAGGGGCGGTTCGGGATGGTGTTCGGCCAGGCCGGGCGGGGAAAGACCCGGACGGCCCAGTGGTACGCCGCGAACAACGGCTGTGCCTATCTTCGAATGGCCGGTGTGTGGCGGACGTCGGAGCTCGATTTCCTCCAGGCCCTCTGCCGGGAGCTCGGGGTCCTGACGCCATCCCACCGGAAGGGGCCCTGCTACGTCCAGGCGATCGACAAGCTGGTCGCCGCCTCCCGCCCTGTCTTTTTCGACGAGATCGAACGGCTGCCCGCCTCGTACCTGGACCTCTGCCGCGACATCGCCGACATGTCGGGAGCCGCCTTCATCATGATCGGGGAGGAGGAGCTCCACACCTGCATGAGCCGGAACCGGCGGGTCTGGTCCCGGACCTTCCAGCACATCGAGTTTGAGCCCCTGGCCCCGTCGGACATCATCATTTACGCCGCCGAATCGGCCGGCCTCAAGCTGGAAGTGCCCGTTGCGGCGGTCTTTCACCGCGCCTCCGGGGGGGATTTCCGGATCGTCCGGAGGGACCTGCTCGCCCTGGTGCAGATGCTGAACGCCCAGGGGAAAACGGAAGTCACGGAAGCCCTGGCGAAGATCGCCGTCAAGGCCGGGCTGACGGGCAAATAGGAGGAGCCATGAGGGGGAGCTTTGCGGGTGAAGTCAGGAAAGTCATTGCGGGAACCCTGGGGGAGATATCCATATCCGAAATCGCGGACCGGCTCGGGATCGCCCTGCCGAAAACGAGGAAACGCCTGCACACGACGATACGGGACCTGCTCCGGGCCGGTGAAATCGAGCGGCGCGGTGAAGGCGTCTATGCCTGGAAGGAGAAGGCCCGGAAGACGGAACGGCGGGAAGTGATGTGGCGGCTGCTGCGGGCGCGGGTGTTTGTAACCGTCGAGGACCTCCAGGAAATGGCCGGCGTCAGCCGGGAATATGCCGAGGAGTGGATCCGGATGCTCGTGAAAAAGGAGATCGTCCGGAAGACGGGGAAAGCCTACCGCCTGGTGTCCGACCCCGTTGAGATGCCCGAGAACACGGAAAAAGCGGGCCAGCTCCGGGACCTCCGGAAGCGGATGGCGGAGGCTGCGGCCCTCTTGCGGAAGGCCGTTCAGACCCTGGAGGGCCCGGACCGATGAGGCTCTCCAGGCACTTCGTCCAAAACTGGCAGACGAGGGTCGGGAACATGCCGTCGGAAGCGCTGGTGATCAGCATCATCCAGGACGCCGTCCCGATCCAGAGGTGCTACGACATCCCCCAGACCGACGGGACGATCCGCCGGATGCTTGCCGTCTACTGGCACCCGGACCTGGACCTGATCCTGAAGATCGACGAGATCCGCCGGGTGGCGGTGACGGTCCTGTCGAGGCAGAACCATGAAACCCGAAGAAATCGAAAAGCGAAGAAAAAAATACATCACCCTGATTCACGTCGGCAGGTCGAAGCTCGGGCTCAGTGACGACGATTTCAGGGAGATGAAGCGGGGGCTGACGGGCAAGGACTCGTGCAGGGACATGAGCCTGGCCCAGCTCCGGGGCCTCCACCGAAGGATGAAGGATTTCGGGTGGAAGCCGACTCCGCACCCGTCGGCGAAGGAATCGGGGATGACGCTGCCGCCGGCTGCGGTAAAGGCCCGGCAGCTCGAGAAGATCGGGGCTTTCCTGGCGGACGCGGAACTCTCATGGGGATACGCCGACGGCATTGCAAAGCGTATGTACGGCGTCGAGCGGGTCCGGTTCTGCAGCCCCGAGGAGCTGCAATCCGTCATCGCCGCCCTGGCGAAACGAAAGCTGAAACGGGACGGGACCTATGGCCCCCCGTTCTGAGGAGGCGGCCCGGGAGGCCTGGCTGGATCGAAACACCTTCCGCTGCGCCCTGGGGCGCGTGACGCCGGCGCAGTGTGAGGCGAACCGGCGAAAGCCCGGATGGCTCGGCAAGGCAAGGAAAAGCCCTTCCTGTGCCCGCCACTGGGAGACCAGGCGGCCTCCGAAATGTGACCGATGCACCGACCATGAGCGGCTGATCCGGGAATTTAGGGAGCGCCGGAAGGATGGCCCGTCAAGTGTCATAGCAAACGAGCGGCCGGACGGGCCGATTAAACCGGAGGAAACCATGTCAAAACAGGCAAAGACCGGGTCGAAAAAGATGATCACCTGCCCCGATTGCAATGACGGCATCTTGAAAAAGCACGGCGGGTACGGGCTCTGCGCGAAGCATTACATGAAGAAGTACAACGAAGCAAAAAAGGAGAAGGCGGCCGAAGTTGCGGGAGACGGATCCGGGACGGCATTGCCCCCCCTGGAGCCCGGCAAAATTCAATGGGCACCGGACTCCGCCGCGGGAAACGGCATCGCCGACCTGTTCGACTCCCGGCCGATATTGAACTCAAGGGCTGGCTCGTGGCCGACATGCGGGCCGAACGGAGAAACCGCCTTGAAGACCATATCCTCCACATCCTCGATGTTTACAGGGCGGGAAAAATAAACCAGGAGGCAGGAAGATGACACGGACGATTGAACGCGAAAAGGACCGGGAAACCCTGAAATACCGGGTGATGATCGAGCTGGCCAATCATATCGGAAAGCAGAACGCCATCGGGATGGCGGAGCTTTACGAGACGGTTTTCGGTGAGCCCTGGACTCACCGGATCAACGACACGCGCGACCTTCGCCAGGTCATCACGGACCTCCGGGAAGAAGGGACGCCCATCTGCTCCGCAGTGGGAACGGGCGGCGGGGGATATTATCTCGCCGCCGCCAGGAGCGAGCTGGCCGAATACACGGGCGCCCAGGAGCGCCGGGCCCTGAAGATTCTGGCCCGGGTCTCCCGGATCCGGAGGATCTCCCTGCCCGACTACCTCGGCCAGATCCGGCTCAACATGGGGGTCATCGATGAGCAGCCGTAAAAGATCGATAGGGGAAACAGTGCTCGTCGACGATATAACCCTCCCTGCCGACGCCCTTCTCCAGGACATCCGGGACCTGGGCGACGAGATTCAGCGCCAGGAAGCGGAATATCAGCAGGCCCTGGCCGCCCTCACCGAAAAGCATCGGGAGCGTGTCTCCGCATATAAGGCCGAGCTGGTGAAGCGAGAAAATCTATTGATGCTCCTCATGAAGCAAAACCGGCAAATCCTCTTTGACGGCCGCGACATCGTCCGCCTGGCGAACGGCGCCCTGATCCACGGCACGGAAGACCGGGTCAAGATCCCCCGGGACGCCCTGTCGAAATGCGAGCAGCTGGGCTTCAACGACGCCGTCAAGATCGCCAAGTCCATCGACCGGGAGGCCATCGAAAAATGGCCCGACGAGAAGCTTTTCCTGATCGGGGCGGAACGGAAACCGAGGGAGACCTTCAGTTACGATCTGTCCCGAAGCAAATAGGAACAAGGACATGAAGAAGATATTGCCGCTGTTGCTTCTCCTGGCACTGGCATCTATTGCCCGGGCGGATGACAATGACTGGAATACATTTTACGCCCCCGTGTATGAGGACTATAAGACCTATGTCCTGGTGATGAACTACTCCGACGAGGTGGTGGAACCTGAATTCGAGGTCATGCTGGACGGACGGCTCTATCCTCATTATCAATCGCTGTGGACTCCTCCCAGGACGGCGCGGGCCAAGCGGTTCGAATGACTGCCGGGCGATCACACCATCGGTCGATGGATTCTGAGAGTCAAAAAGGGCAGCGGGTACACGGTCCAGGTCTATGTTGATTCGGGGGATGTCCCCTATTTCGTCCAGGGCGCCGGAAATTGAGCGCGGATATCGGAGCGCTGGTCAATCAGGACATGCGGGAGCGCTACTGCTGGACCTGCAAGCATTACGGATTTTGGAGGCGGGACAAATGGGCCGTTGACGGTTGGAGATGGGCCCTGTGTCGAAAGAAAAAGTTCTTCTTCAAGGACAGCGAGGAACAGCCCGGAATGAGAAAGGGGTGTGAAGAATGGGCGTAAAAAAACAAAAAAAAGAAACATTACCCCTTGAACGGTGGCTCTGGATAAGTACCCAGCTCAAGCTGAAAGGTTTGTCTTTTGCTCAAATTTCCTTGTCACATGGGTACCATAAAAGCGCCGCCGGTTTAGTGAGGTATCATCGTTACCCCGTTTTTGAAAAGATCATCGCCGATATCATTGGTGTTTCGCCATCCGTTCTTTTCCCGGAGCGTTACACCCCTGACGGCAGGCCCATAGGTCGCGCTTACTCGTCCCCAGGTCGCGCTTACTTGTCCCCGTTTATGGATGAAAACACGCTGCGGGAACGATTAAGGCGTATCCGGGGGTTTCTCGGCCTAAGTCAGAAAGAAATGGCTAAAAAGATAAGCATAAGTACGAATGCGTGGCAGGGATATGAATTAGGAAGAAACGAGCCTGGAAGTGGAGTAATAAAAGAATTAGTTAATCTTGGCTTCAACGCAAATTGGATTCTCACTGGTGAAGGGGAAATGAGGTTGCCGGAATGAACTGCCCCCGATGCGGATATGCCATCGATCCCTCTGCGGAGGTCAGCGACTTACATGCCGCTGCAAAGGACACGATAGAGCATTTGCAAGATGGACAGGGTTATGGCCCGGAAGTGCTGAAGCCGATGCTTTAGGAATTGATCTGAACACGTTTTATAGAATGGGATATCAGAAGATCTTCTTTGTTAAACCAGGACGATGAGAGAGGAGAGAAAGGGGTGCGAGGAATGGGCGTGATTTTTCCCGGTCAATTTAAAGATAGGTTGAAAATTATTATAAGCGGTGGATCTGTAAATGCTTTCGCTAAGATATGTAACATTCCTGAAGCAACGCTGAGAACATATCTATCTAGTTCATCGCTGCCAGGTTTGGATAAGCTTGTTGCTATCAGCGAAGCCGCCCGGGTCAACATTGAATGGCTTGCCACCGGTAGGGGGCCGAAGAACAAAGAGAGTTCTCTTGCAGAGCGTTTAAAGAAAGCACGAAACCTTCTCGGCCTAAGCCAGGAACGCCTTGCTAAAAAGCTTGGAATAAGTAGACCCGCGTGGCAGGGATATGAATTAGGAAGAAACGAGCCTGGAAGTGGAGTAATAAAAGAATTAGTTAATCTTGGCTTCAACGCAAATTGGATTCTCACTGGTGAAGGGGAAATGAGGTTGCCGGAATGAACTGCCCCCGATGCGGATATGCCATCGATCCCTACGAATGCCGGGGCGATGCCGATCTCCTGGCCATCATAAAACTGATGCCCGTTTTCGGGAAAAACGCTTCGGCCGTCTGGGCTTATGCCGAACAGTTCAACCTCCGGCCACTTTCGAAACGGACGAAGAAGCTCCGGCTTCTCCTCGAGGAGATGGCCGGGCTGTTTCAGGCCGGACGCTTTACGTACCAGAAGGCGGTCTATGAGATATCCCCTGACGGGATCGCCACCGCCCTGGCGGTTGTCGCGAAACGGAATTTCGAGACGCCGCTGGATTCCCACAACTATCTGAAAAAGTGCATGATCCCGATAGCCGAGCGGGAGCGCGAGGAATCCTCCAGGCGAACGGAGCGGGATCTTCAGCGAAGAGAAGAACGACAGCGCTCGGCAGGCCGGATTTCCGACGAGGAGAGAGAAGAAAATCAGCGGCGGGTCAGGGATCTGATCAATAACATGGGGTAAAAAATATTTATTCAAAAAAACTTGACAACCACATCATGTTGTGGTTCAGTAAGTGGCGTTAGCCACATCTTGTATCAACCGTCCGGTTTCGGGTGCATAGGGCCCCGGGGCCGCGCTTCGAGGCGATAAGCGCTCGGAGACCATAGTCGACCCATATAAGCCATATGGATCGGTGTGTCTCCGGGCGTTATTTATTTTCGCCCAGGCCGCCCTGGAACCGACGGATGATCTGGCAGCACCTCAAACATTTCAATCCCGCAGAGAAGTGGGGAGACCCGTCAAGGATGAACGGCTCCCTGCTTCTCCTCCTTGATGCGTTTCGGGACAACTTCGGCCCCGAAGCCCGCTTCATCATCCATTGCGGCTTCGACCCTCCCGGCACGCATAGCCCCAATTCCCTTCACTATACGGGCGATGCCGTCGACTTCCATGTCGACGATGGTGAGCCCTATCCTCTCCAGATCGCCGTCATGGAAAAGCTCATTCACGGGTTTCAGGTAGCCGACCGGATCGGTTTCGGGATCTACCCCCGCTGGCACCAGCCGGGGTTTCACCTGGACCTCCGGGGCGAGGCCGCCCGGTGGGGCTACGTCCCTGTCCGTGGAGGCTACATTTCGTATGGCGAGGCCCGGGCATTCGCCAATTTTGTATTCAAGGAGATTTGAAATGAACGAAGTGACGAGAGAAGAATTCATCGCATTGGAAAAACGGGTGGCAGCCGTGGAGCATAAGGTTTCCCCCGAAGCCCGGCTGGAGTCCGGAAAAATCGCCTTCAGCGGGGCTGATTCCTCCGCCGCCCCTTACATTATTCCGAATGGTCCTGACGAAGTGCCGAACGTCGGGTTCGCGCAGATCGAGAAGCTGGCGTATGCCAAGTTCCAAAACGGGACCCGGAAGTGGATCGCCCTGACCGGACGAAAAGACTGGGGATTCCACTACGCGGACCTTTTCCCCTGGTCGGAGCGGGACAACGAAACCCTCTGGAACCAATGCAGGCGGGTTCACGATCCGAACACCTTCAAGACCGGGCCCTTCAAGCCGCTCCCGCTCGGAACGGTGTTCGAGGTCAAGGCGTGGAACCCCGGCGCCCCGATCAAGCCGGGCTGCCACGCCGAAGAGTGGGAACTGGTGCCTGACAAATAAATTTGCGGCGCTGTAAGCGCGGGGTGGCTGCCTGGTAGACCGGGCCACGGCAGCCGCCCAACCCCTGAAAGGGACGGTATATGGACCTGAAGACCCTCGGAAAGAATGTCATCGACCTCGCCCCCGCTATCGGAAGCGTTTTACTCGGGGCGCCAGGGGCGGCTGGTGGCGTTGCAATCAAGGCCCTGGCTTCAGCCTTCGGGCTTTCGGATGACGAAACAACGCCTGAACGGATCGCTGCTCTGATCGCTGGAGATCCGGAGGCTGCCCTGAAACTCCGCCAGGCCGACGCGGCGTTCCAGATCGAGATGCGGAAACTCGATATCGAGGAACTGAAGGCATGGATTTCAGATACGGACAGCGCCAGACAGAGGCAGACCGAGCATGAGCGCGCCACAGGCAAGACCGACATCAACATCTATATTTTGGCGTGGGTCCTTGTCGTCGGGTTCTTTCTTCTCATCGCGGTGCTTATGTGCGTTGAAATACCGACAGCAAACAGGGAAGCCTCAGCGATATTGATGGGCGCCGTCGCAGCGGGCTTCGGGGCCGTCTGGCAGTATTTCTTCGGATCTTCCAAGTCGAGCCGCGAAAAGACGGAAATAATGGCCCAGCTCGGAATTGGCGGGGGAAAACGCTAATGGATCTTTTCGATCGCGCCCAGGCGGCCGACGCCTTCTTTCAAAAACAGTCTTTGGCCTCTGCTCTTTCTCCCCGGTATGGCAGGGTTGAAACGCCCCTCGTCGAGGACGGCGTCCGGATCTGCCGGGATTGCGAGGAGCCGATCCCGGATGCCAGGCTGGCCCTTGTGCCCCACGCCGTCCGGTGCGCCCGGTGCCAGGAACGGAGGGAGCGGATCCGGTGACGACAGGGGCGAAGTCCATCCTCGATCTGTGGCCTCTGTTTCTGTTTTTGACCGGAATCATTGCCGCCTGGAGCCTGGTCATGATCGCCACCATGCGGTGGATCCTGGGGCGCTGCCTGTCGAATTACGACGTTCATATCGCCAGCCAGGGCAGGGCCACACAGGAGCTTGAAAAGGATTTATTACGGCTGCAGGCCGATCTTCCCGTGACTTATGTCCGGCGTGAGGACTTCATTCGATACGAAACCATCGTCAACACAAAACTGGACCGTATCTGGGATGCGGTCGACGGTATCAAGGAAGGGAAGAAATGAATGTCGACATTGAAAGAGCCCGCCGCGAGGAATTGAGGTGGATCATTCTGCGAGCCCTGGATGCCGCCCGCCCCATCGGGACGTCAGAATCGGTCATCCGGTCGGCCATCGAGCCGGTCGTTCCAGACGTGACGCTTGTGGAACTGCGACGGGAGATGAGCTACCTGGAGGACCGAAACCTGGTCTCCATCAGCGGGAAAAACACTCCGATGTGGTTTGCAAAATTGTCCCGCGACGGGATCGATGTCGTCGAATACACCATTGAATGTCACCCGGGCATTGCCCGGCCGAAGAACTGGTGACCCATGCCCCAGCGCCCCGCTGTTACAGGATTGCCGGACGACGTGAAGCGGGCCCTTGACGAGAGGCTCGTTTCCGTGGGCTTTTGCAATTACAAGGCTTTGTCGGATTGGCTGACGGATCAGGGTTACCAGATTTCCCGGTCGGCCCTCCAGCGTTACGGGGCGCAGTTCGAGGAAAAGCTCTCGGCGCTCAGGATCGCCACGGAGCAGGCCAAGGCCATCACGTCCGTCGTGGGGGACGAGGAAGGGGCCATGAACGAGGCCCTGATCCGGCTGGTGCAGCAGCGGGCCTTCGAAGTCCTCGTCAAGCTTCAGGAAGACGACGAGGACGGGAAGCTGCCTAAGCTCGGGGTCATGATCGCAAAACTGTCAAAGGCCTCCGTCGACCAGAAAAAATGGACGGCCGAAGTCCGGGAAAAGGCGTCGGCCACGGCCGACGAGGTCAGGGCCGAAATGAAAAAGAGCGGCCTTTCCGACGAGAAGGCCGAAGAGATCCGAAAGAAGATCCTGGGGATCGTATGACCGTTCAGAGCGACTTCCAGAACGCCAGGCCGGGTGTCGGCCTGCTCCTGCCCTACCAGGCCGCATGGGTGGCCGACGAGAGCGACGTCAAGGTCATGGAGAAGTCCCGCCGTGTCGGGATCTCCTGGGCCGAGGCGGCGGATGCGGCGCTTTACGCCTCCCAGAAGGGCAAGGGCGAAAAACGCAACGTCTGGTACGTCGGTTACAACAAGGACATGGCCCTGGAGTTCATCGGCGACTGCGCGAACTGGGCCCGGGCCTACACCCTGGCCGCCTCCGAGATGGAGGAATACGAGGAGATCGACCGCGAGGAATACGAGGGTATCGTCCAGGAAAAAAAGATCCTGGCCTTCCGGATCGTCTTCGAGTCGGGCTGGCGCATCACGGCCCTTTCCAGCCGCCCGTCGAACCTCCGGGGCAAGCAGGGGCGCGTCATCCTCGACGAGGCGGCGTTTCACGAGGATCTCCCGGGGCTGATCAAGGCCGCGATGGCGCTTCTCATCTGGGGCGGCCAGGTCAGGATCATCTCGACCCACAACGGCGACAGCAACGAATTCAATTCCCTGGTCCAGGACATCCGGGCTGAAAAGCGGCCCTATACCCTTCACCGTGTGACCCTCGACGACGCTCTCGGGCAGGGGCTTTACCGGCGCATCTGCCAGGTCCTGAACAGGCCCTGGACGGAGAAAGCGCAGGACGCCTGGCGGCAGTCGGTCATCGATTTTTACGGGGACGACGCCGACGAGGAGCTTTTCTGCATCCCGAGCCAGGGCAGCGGCGTCTTTCTGACCCGGGCCCTCATCGAGACCTGCACGGATCCGGGGATCCCGGTTATCCGCTACGAGAAGCCCGCATCTTTCGCTGAGCTGCCGGACCACATCCGGAGAAGCGAGGTCGAGGCCTGGTGTGAGGACAACCTGAAGCCACTGCTCTCCGGTCTCGACAAGAACCGTGACTGTTATTTCGGCGAGGACTTCGGACGGACGGGCGACCTGTCGGTCATCGAACCCCTCATCGAACTTCAAAACGCCACATTCCGGGCCCTCTTCCATCTGGAGCTCCGGAACATGCCGTTCCAGCAGCAGGAGCAAATTCTTTATTACATCGTCGACCGGTTCCCGAAATTCCGATACGGGGCCCTCGACGCCCGGGGGAACGGCCAGTACCTGGCCGAACGGGCGATGCAGAGATACGGGGCCTCCCGGATCGCCCAGGTCATGCTGACGGAATCCTGGTACCGCGAGAACATGCCCAAGTACAAGGCGGCCTTCGAGGACCGCTCAATCCTTATAGCCAGGGACGCCGACATCATCGAGGACCACAGGGCGTTCAAGGTGATCAAGGGCGTCGCAAAACTCCCGGAGACGAAGACAAAGGGCCAGGACAAGAAACAGCGCCACGGCGACGCCGGCATGGCCGGAGCGCTCGCCTGGTTCGCCACCCGCCAGGAAGGCGGCCCGGCGATCTGTGTCGGCCGGGATCCGGACAGGGTCGAACCGATCAGCGGCCTCGGCCCCGGAAAGATCCATCGAAAAGGCGGCTTCTTCGGCCGGTGGAACCGTTCGGGCCGCATCTCCGAGCACATGAGGATGAACTGATGGGCATCCGCGAGAACATAGCGAAATGGATCGCCCCGGAACTGAAGACGGACGCGGAGATCCGCGGCATCGTCCAGGAGGAGATCAAGCAGGCCAGGATGGCCCTGCCGATCACGGCGAGCTACGACCCCAAGAACGAGGGGTACCGGCGGCTTTCCGGCTCCGGCGGTCAGCTCAGGGACTTGTCCTACGTCGACCAGGGCCGGATGTTCGAGATCGCCTATTTCATGTACGACACCTCCGCCATGTTCAAGCGGCTCGCCCACATGGACCGGGGATTCCTGTTCTCCGGCGACGTCGCGATCGAGTCGGAAGACGAGGACGTCCAGGAGATCATCGACCGGTTCCGTGACGATGTGGAAAACCGACTGAATCTGGACTTTCCGGACCACGGCATGTGGCTCGGCATTCTCGGCGAACAGTGCTGGCCCGTGACGGTTGCCCCCCAGAACGGGCACGTCCGTCTCGGGTACGTGGACCCGGCGAACATCTCCGAGGTGTGGGTAAATCCCCTCAACGTGAAGCAGATCATGCGGGTCGACCTCCAGGGCACGGCGGGCCGGTCCGGCCAGAAGCTCTCCGTCATCCGGAAGGACTACAACCCCTACTCGAAGACCTTCGGGAAGCTCGTCGGAGACTGCTTCTTCTTCTCGATCAACCACCCGCCCAACTCTCCCAGGGGACGAAGCGATTACCTGACCCTCTTCGACTGGATCGATGCAGTGGAGCGTTACGGCTACAACTATCTCGAGCGGGCGGAGTTCATGCTGAACTTTGTCTGGGATGTCTGCCTGAAGGGCATGACGGAGGACCAGATCCGGGAATGGGTCCGCAACAACCCCCCGCCGGAGCCCGGCAGCGTTCGGGCCCACAACGAGAACGTCGAATGGGATGCCGTCGCCCCGGACATCAAGGCCACGGATTTCAAGAGCGGTTTCGAGATGGCCAAGGGTTTCATCATGGGGGCCGCCGGTCGGCCGGCGTCCTGGTTCGGCGAAGGCGGGAAGGCCTATCAGACCGAGGCGGATCAGTTCGGACAGGTGCCCATCCGGGACCTCGAGCAGCGCCAGGGCTACCTGAAGTATGTCCTGCAGATGGTCGTCCAGTACGCCATCGACCAGGCCGTCATCGCCGGCCGACTCTCGGAGGAAAAGGCCCTGGAAGGCTTCACGATTTCCATGCCGGAGATCTCGAAGAAGGAATTGACGAAACTGATAAACGGCATCCCCCAACTGACGACGGCCCTGTCCATTGCCGAGGAGCAGCGCTGGATCCGGAAGGAAACGGCCATCAGGATATTCGCCTATGTCTGCTCCTACCTCGGGTACGACGTCTATTCCCAGGACGAAATCGATGCCGCCGGCAAGGCCCTTCCCGAAGAGGAGAAGGACTATGACGGGCGGGCACTGCCCGGCGGGGAGGCGGCCTCATGAAGGCGAAGGAACGGGCGTTTCGCAAAAAAGTCGAAGAGCTGATCCGGAAGGCGAACAGCATGGAGGACGACGCCGTCGCCCGGGCCGTCAGGATCCTGGGGGACGCCCGGAAGGAAATCGCCGCCCGGGTGGCCGAAACGGAATGGCAGGCCTGGCGGATCCAGGAACTCAAGGGGGCCGTCGAGAGGAGCATGCAGGAATTCGCGCAGAAATACAGCCTGGATCTCCGGGCCGCGCAGCGCTCTTTCTGGGACCACGGGATCGACCTGGTCGATCTGCCCCTGCGGGAGGCGGGCGTCGTCGCCGTCCTGCCCCAGATCGACGCCTCGATCCTGTCCATCATGCAGGACTTCTCCACGGACCTGGTCAAGGGGCTGTCTCAGGACGCCGTGAAGAAGATCCAAAAGGAAATAACGATGGGCCTCATGGGCCAGAAGCAACCCTTCGAGGTCATGAAAGCCATCGGCCGGAACCTGGACGATCCGTCCATCTTCAAGTCCATCGCCGCCCGGGCGGAGACGATCGCCCGGACGGAATGCGGGCGGGTCCTCGAAATGTCCTCACAGGCCCGGAGGGAATCCTTCGCCAAGGTCGTCCCTGGTCTGAAGAAGGAATGGCGTCACGCCAGCCGCGTCCGCATGCCCAGGCTGACCCACGTGGCCGCCGACGGGCAGGTCCGGGACGTCGACAAGCCGTTCGACGTGGGGGGCGAGAAGCTCATGTACCCCCGGGACCCGGCCGGCTCGGCCGCGAACACGATCAACTGCGGGTGCTACACCGTGCCCTACCACGAGAACTGGGAAACGGCTTCCGTCGAGGAACGGGCGGCCGTCAACAATTAAAGCGACAGGAGGAGAACAGTCATGGCTGACGAAACGAAAGACCAGGCGAAGAAGATGATCGACGAGGCCTGCAAGGCTTACGGGATCGACCCGAAGTACGTCTTCGCGAGCAACTATCATCCCGACAAGGGGGAAGCGGTCCTCCTGACCCAGGGCGGCAAAAAGGTGCGCTGGAAAAAGGGGCAGGAAGTCAAACCGCTGGACGTTATTTCCATAACGGGAATCAACCCGAAATGGAAGGACCGGAAACCCATTGCCGGAAAAGCGAAATAACCGGAGAGGTGCCGAAATGCCCGGTGAAGGAAAACATGAAAACCAGAACGCCCGGCAGGACGTGAGCCTCGACCAGATCCGGGACCTCCTTGCCGCAGCCCTCCGGGCCGGCAACGAAAAGCACTGGCTCCGGGAAGTCTTCCCCTCCTACCTGATCTTCGAGGACGAGGAAACGGGAAAAACCTACCGTCTCGCCTGGTCGCTCCTGGAAGGGGATGTCCAGGTAGGATCGGAGCCCGTCGAGGTTGAGCGCCAGTGGGTCGAGGCCAGGATGGCGGAGCAGGCGGCCGACGAGTCGGTGGTTATCGACGTCCGAATGGCCAGGATGAATCCGGAAGGCACCGAGTGGGAAGTGGTGATCTGCGAGCCGGGATTCACGAAGAACGGCTGGTACAACCCCCCGGAGGTGCTCAAGGCGGCGGCAGGCCTTTTCGAGGGCGTCGACGTGAACATCTACGAGTTTCCAGAGACGGGGGCCGTCCACATCCCCGAGCCCCTCTTCGACCTCAAGAAGCTGCTCGTGAAAAACAAGGCCGGATGGCTCGACGCCGTCCGCTACGTCGCCGGCAGGGGGCTCGTCGGCATCGTGCACTTTCTCGATCACGCGAAATGGATCGGCCAAAACATGCTCCAGGCCATGTCGGAAAACCGGCAGATTTACGGGCTTTCCTATGACGCTATCGTCAAGGCGGCCCGCGAGGCCGTCCAGGGCAAGGAGGTCTGGAAGTCCCTCGAGTTCCGGGAAGTCGATTCGCTGGATATCGTCACCCGCCCGGCGGCGGGTGGAAAATTTAACCGGGCAGTGGCTTCCATGCCGGCCCAAACGAAGGAGGATCCAATGAAAGAAAAGCTCTGGAAAATGATCCAGGAGAAGAGGCCGGACCTCCTGAACGGGAAAGAGATCGAAAAACTCTCCGATCAGGAAGTGGAGGCCCTGGCAAGGATGGCGATGGAGCCGCCCACCCCGGCCGCGTCGCCCGGAAACGATAACTTCGCGACCAAGGACGACCTGGCGGTGTTCCGCTGCGGGATGGCTCTCGAGCGGAAACTCGGCGGAAGCGACCTGCCCGAGCCGGCGAAGGCCAGGGTCAGAAAGCAGTTCGAAGGCCGGGCCTTCCAGGATGAGGACCTTGACAAGGCGATCGCCGACGAGAAGGACTACCTGGCCCAGATGGCCGCGCCGCCCGAGAGCGACCCCGTGCCCGGAAGCCGGATCGTCGTCGGTGCCGGCTCGATCGAGAAGGTCCAGATGGCCGTCGACCGAACCTTCGGCCTGTCGAAGGCCGAAGTGGAGGCCTGCGCCCGCATGGCCCGCCTCGACGGTCAGCCCTTTTTCACCGACATGCGAAGCGTCCAGGATTACGGCGACTTCGAAAAGATCCCGGCGTTCGAGGGGCTCCGGCACATCTACACTTTCCTCACGGGCGACCATGAGGTCACCGGCCGTTTCGACCGCCGGAGGCTTCCGGCGGAGCTCCGGGGGCGTATGGACATCACGTCCTCGACCTTTTCCTTCGTCCTCGGAAACACCCTGGGACGGCGGCTCGTCAGTGGCTATAAAGAGATCGACTTCAACGAATCCCTCCTGATTTCCATCAAGAAGTCCGTCAAGGATTTCCGACAGCAGGAAGCGGTCCTCGTGGGCGGATTTCCTGACCTGGCCGACGTCGATCCCGAAACCGGAGACTTCCAGGAGATCGTCGGCGTGACGGACGAGGAGTCCACCTACACGCTCGGCCAGAAGGGAAACCTCCTGACGGTCACCCGGAAGACCATCATCAACGACGACGTCTCCATCGTTCAGCGCCTCGTGAAGGGGTTGTCGCGGACGGCCAGGCGGACCCACGGCAAGTATGTATGGGCCTTTTTCATAGACAACGCCACCTGCTCCGACGGGACCGCCTGGTTCACCGGCGGCCACGGGAACCTCGGGGCGGCTGCTCTGACGCATGCGACGGCGCTTGTGGCCTATAAGGCCCTCGCGGCGACGACGGAAAAGGACAGCGGGGAGCGCCTCGGCCTCCTCGACGATCCGGACGTGAAGCCCGTCATCGTCGGGCCGATCGACATCCTGGAGACCATCCAGCAGATCGAGGGCGAAGACTTTTACTACAGCGCCAACGATCTGACCACGAAGGTCCCCAACCCCCTGAAGGGCAAGGTCCGGGGGAAGGTCCTGTCTCTTCTCACCGACGCCGATGACTGGGGCATGCTGCTCCCGCCGAATGCCATCGACATGGTGGAGATGGGCTACCTGAACGGCCGGGAGGAACCGGAGCTGTTCGTTGCCGACTCACCCCAGTCGGAGCAGGTCTTCGTGGCCGACAAGGTCCGCTACAAGCTCCGCCACGAATACGCCGGCGCTATGATCGACTTCCGGAGCGGCTACAAGGCCGAAGTGCCGTAAAAAACCGAACCGGGGGCGGGTTGCCTCGCCCCCCGTTGACATCTCGCGAAAACGGAGGAACCGAATGATGAGATATTTCAGGAACCACAAATGGATGGCCGCGCTTATCGCCCTGGCCCTGGTCGTTCTTCTGGCCGGGCCGGCGTCGGCGGCCTATGTCGTGAAGCAGTCCTGGATCCGGATCTCCGGAACGGCAGGAGAAACGCTCACCACGGGCCAGGCGGTGTGTTTCAAGGACGCCGACGGCTACGTCTACAAGGCCGATGCCAATGATGGCGATCTCCGGCCGGCGATCGGCGTGGTCGGCAGCAAGGGCGCATCGTCCGGCGGGGCAGTGGAAATCGTCGTCGTAGGCGTTCTCAGCGGCTGGTCCACCCTTTCCGAAGGGGCACCCTGCTATCTTTCCGAGACAGCCGGGGGGATCACCCAGTCGGCTCCCGCCTGGAGCCAGCAGCTCGGCGTCGCCGTGTCCACGACGGCCTACTTCATCAACTGCCAGAACTACTTCGACAGTTCTTCGCTCGCGGTCCTCGGGACCTTGACCGGGGCGAGCCCCCTTGTCCTCGAGGGCGCCACGGCGAACGATCACGAAACGACCATCGCCGTTACGGATCCCACGGCGGATCGGACCATCACCCTTCCCGACGCCTCCGGTGTGCCGATCCTCTCCGCTGCAGTTCCGGAAGGGGCGACCGCCGTTTCCGGGGCGGCCAACAGCCTCATTTTCGAGGGTGCCACGGCCAATGATTTTGAGACGACCGTGACGGCTACGGATCCCACGGCGGACCGGACGGTCACCCTTCCCGACGGGGGCGGGACGGTCATGCTCTCCAGCCTGGCGACGAACGCCGTCGACGCGGCGAACGCCGTCACCGGGGCGAGCAACGGCCTGGTCTTCGAAGGGGCCACGGCCAATGATTTTGAGACAACCGTCACTCCCACGGATCCCACAGCGGACCGGACGGTCACCCTTCCCGACGCTTCCGGCACGGTGGATGTCCTCGGCTCGGCCTCCCACGACTACGGGGCCGCCGCTGTGGACTGGACCATGACGGCCGCCGAGGGGAACGCGACCTACATCACCGCGACAAACGCCAACGGGGCGGTGAATGCCATCCTGGCGTCGGCGGTGACCGGGAAGATCTACATCGTCTACAACGCCACGGGCCAGGTCCTGACCTTCAAGGTCACCGGGCAGGCCGGCGGGACGATCGCAAACACGAAATACGCCATCTACATCTGCAACGGAACGGATGTGGTGGAGATCTTTGAGCAGCCGTAACGGACAAAAAGAGCGGGAAATGCTCTTTTCATGACGAGGCGGGAGACCTTCGGGCTCATCTCCCGCCCCGTTTCCAAGCTCCCGGAGCGGATGTTCCGGGGGCTCGAAAACGGCGACAAAGGGGCAGGAAATGAAAGAAAGAAAACAGGCGGCATCCAAGTCCAGGATTCTCACGGCAGCGCTCCTGGCGGCCTTTCTGGCCTTCCTGGCGGCCTTTCCGGCCCAGGCCTGGGACCGGAGCACGAGGGTCGTCACGATCCTCTCGTCCGGAACCCGGACGGCGGCAACGGCCCAATCCTCGTCTTTCGTGGTAGCGGCCTATGCCGAGGGGCAGATCTTCGTGGACGTCACGGCGGAGGCCGGCGTCTCGACGCTGGACATCACGATCCAGACGTCCCCCGATGACTCCACCTGGTACACCCACACGACGATGAGCCAGATCACGGCCACGGGCCAGGTCCGCCAGGCGATCACGAATTTCGGGAAGTACATCCGGGTCAGCTACACCGTCGGCGGGACGAGCATGACTTTCTCAATCACCGGAGTGTTCAAGAACTGATGACCAGGCAGGACTACATCGTCGCGATCGGAAAGCTTGTCGGCGGGGAGCATCCCCTGGGCGAGCCCGAGAAGCTCCTCGCCATCGGGATGGCCGTCAAGACCCACTCCCGGCACCGGCCCAGGGTCATCGTCGAGGATGAATCGGGAGACGGCGGGTTCGATTATGCGATGACCCTCCTCGCTTCCTGGACGGAAGGGTTCTCCAAGATAAAACAGGTCGAATACCCCGTCGATGACACCGATGAAACGGCGGACATCCTCCAGGACGACGCGTGGACCATTTACGAAAAGCCTTCGGGAAAGTCTCTGCGGTTCCTCGAGGATAAGCCTGCCGCAACGGAGTCGTTCCGGGTGACGTACACGGCGCTCCACACGTGCGCCGACGATGATTCGACGATCGAATCCCTCGACGACGAAGCCGTCCAGGCCCTGTCCGCCGCGTATTTCTGCGAGATGCTGGCTACGTACTACGCCCAGAACCAGGGGAGCACCATCAATGCCGACTCCGTGGACCACACCTCGAAGGCCCGGGACTATTCCGCCAGGGCCAAGTCCTACCGGAAAATGTATTTCGACCACCTGGGCGTCGAGGAGGGGAAGACCCTGGCCGCCTCGGTGACGCGGGACCAGGACAAGGCGGCCAGCTGGGGAAGCGACAAGCTGACCCACAAGAAGAGGTACCGATGATCGGTGCAAGAATCATCGCAAACCTGTCCGGACTTGACTCCCTTATGAAACGGTTCCCGGAGGTGTCCCGGGAAGTAAGGGAATCGAAGATCTCGGAGGCGCTGCTCCTCCTCGAGGGGCGGGTCAAGGAGAAAACGCCCCAGGGCGCCGGGCCCATCCATCTGAGGGACACGATATTCCCGAAGGTCCAGGTCACGGGCGACCAGGTCACGGGCATCCTGGGGACGCCACAGGAACACGGGGAGCCCGTTGAATACGGCACGAAGCCCCATTTCCCGCCGACGGAGCCGATCAGGTACTGGGTCCGGAAGGTTCTGGGCCTTCAGGGCAAAGAAGCCCGGACGGCGGCTTTCCTGATCGCCCGGGCCATATCGAGGCGCGGCACGAAGGGGGCGGCGATGTTCGAGAAGGGATTCAAGGAGAACGAGGGCCAGGTGATGAGGCTCCTCGAGGGCATTGCCGGCGAGATCGTCCGGAGGGTGTCATGAGCCTTCCGGAGATTCGGGAGCGGATCCGGGTGGCCCTTGCGGGCGTTTCCGGCATGGGGAGAATTCATGACTACGAGCGGTTCGCGGCAGACTGGCCGAAGTATCTGGGCCTTTTCAAGGACTCGGAAGACCGGATCAACGGCTGCATGTTTCATCGGACCGCCTCGGGCAAGCGGCAGGCGACCCTGGGGGAGAAGGAAAAGTTCCATGTGATCACATTCCGGTTCTTCCGGGGCCTGCAGGACGACCAGGCCACAGGCGTCGATTTCGACGATTTCATCGACGACGTCGGATCCGCTTTCGACGACGATCCGTCCCTTGGGGGGGCGTGCCTCACCATAGACCCAGACTGGGGGCCCATGTCAGGCCTGACGGGGCTCCAGGTGGATGCGATCGAGAACCGACGTTTCGGAACCGTGCTCTGTCACTATGCCGAATGCCGGCTTTGTGTCATCGAAACCGTTTAGGAGGAATAACATGAAACAGTACCGACTCAAGAAAGGACAGGAATCCTTCCAGGTCGTCGACGGGCCCCTGGCCGGCCGGAAATACCTGAAGGGCCAGGTCTATGGGGAAATCCCGCCGGGCGAAAAAGGGAGGTTCGAAGAGGTCCGGCCAAAGCCATTTTCTTCGGAACCGGCTCCCGGCCCAGAACCCTCGCCGGCCGGAAAAGGCAAAAGCGAGAAGAAGGAGGAATAAATCATGACCAGATCTTATCAGGCCACCCACAACCTGATCGCCGTGTCGGCGGCCGCGATGGAGACCGCCATCAACACGGAGCAGACCCTGGATGTGTGCATGCTGGCGGCCCTGACGGACGCCATCAACCTCGAACGCCGGCGGCAGGCGAACGATGACGAGGCGACGGGGTACGAGGAAGCCGATTCCATCTATGACCTGGGCGCCCTGGCGGGCGGGCCCCTGTCGTTTCCGAAGGGGCAGCCCCAGCATTTCGCCTTTCTCATGGCTTATGCCCTGGGATCCGTCTCGACGGCGGCGGCAGGCACCGGGTGGGAGCATACCATCACGCCGATCAGCGGGGACCTTGACGCCGATCGTTCAATCCCGTCGTTCACCCTCGGTCAGAGATTCGGCTCGACGGTGCTCAAGCGGCGTTACGCCTCCATGTTCGTCGATTCCTTCGTGGCCGGGTTTTCGAAGGACGACTGGTGCAAAATCAGCGCGACCTTGAAGGGCACCGGCCTGGTGACGAACAACGTCGAGGAGGAATCCATAACGGCGGCCCCGGATGCCGCGTCCCTGACCCTCGCGGCCAACGGCGTTGAGGGCAGCACGGCTGCCGAGCGGCTCCAGAACGTCCAGCGGATCCGCGTGGAACTCACGTCCGGCGTCTGGACGGAGGTATCCTACTCGGTTGTTTCCGCCGCGACGCCGGCGGTGATCACCATATCCCCCCCCTCGGGCGCCGGGCCCAATGTGACCTACAAGGTCCTCTACATTCCCACGGAGGCCGCCTGGTGCACGTTCCCGGCCCGGGTCGTGGAGACGCCGCTTCGGGTCTCCGAGATGACGGTGAAGCTCGGCGGGAAATGGAGCGGGGCGGCCTTCGCAGGAGGCCGGGAGCTGACGTCGGAGATCAAATCCATCGAGTGGAACTTCGCCAACAACCTGGCCGTGGAATTCGTGCCCGGCGGAGGCGGAGCTTACGCATCCAGGGCCCTCCGGTCGGGCCGCGTGCAGACGCTCAAGCTGAACAGGGAGTTCCGGGAATACATCCTCCAGCAGCACATGGACGACAACGATGAATTCGGGGTCTACATCCTGGCAGAGGGCGCCATATACGACACGCCCCATAAGTATCAGGTTGAACTGATCTTCCCGGCCTGCGGCATCCTGAATTCCCCGATCTCCGTGGACGGAAAGCGCCTGGCTGAGGCCGGAGACCTGCGCGTGCTCGAGGATGCCACGTACGGATCCGTCATCGCGAAGGTGAAGAACCTGCAGGCGGCGTATGCCGGATAAGACAGGTCCGAACCGGGCATAAGCGCCACGACGGACGCCCCCCGGCGGGTTTACCTCCCCCGCCGGGGATTTAAAAAACAGAACGGAAAAGGAGACTACCATGCCCTTTCTTCTCAGCGAAAAACCCTGCGAAGTGACATTCACCGACAAAATAGCGAATTGCAGCATCACCCTTTTTTACAAGCTGCCCAGCACGGAGGAGCGGACCGCCTACTCCAGTGAACTGATCGTCCGCAAAAAGCGAAAGGTGGAATCGAAGATCGGCCCGACCCGGCTGAAATACGGGCTCAAGGTCCTGACGGGCTTCAAGGAGGGGGATTTTGCGACGGACCGCGGGCCTATATCGTCTGATCCGGGCTCATCCCGATATGACGCCAACTGGAAGGCCCTGGTGACGAAATACGCCTCCCACCTCATCATGGCTCTGGGAGCCCACGTCTTCGAGTCGGCGGACGAGGAGGAGCCTGATGAAACTGAGCCCGACGACGGCGACGGCCAGGGGGAGGTCTTGGCCGATGAATGCCCTTTGTCCGGGATCTCGACGTCCTGACAAACGCCTGCACCGAAGCTGAGAGACGGAAGTGCGAGGCTGAATTCGGAGACAACCTGGAGTGGACCTGTGAACGCTGTCCCAAAAAACGGCCGGAGGACATTCATCCCTACACGATGAAGATCCTCCGGCTGCGGCGTCTGATCAGGGCCGGGTATCCCTTTCAGGCCAACGATTTGACCGTCGAAGAGTGGGAAGACCTGGCCACGGCGAATGAAATGATCGAAAAGGCGTCATGGCAAACAAGAACACCATAGAGATCACGCTCTCCGTCGACGACAAGGGAAGCGTGACTGTTCGGCAGTTCGGGGAAGGGACGAAAAAGGCGTTCCAGGATACGGAGAAGTCCGCCGAGGACCTGTCCAAAAGCACGTCTTCCCTTTTCAGCACGATGAAGAGCCACTGGGTCGCCCTTTCCGTGGCGGGCCTTGCCGCCGTCTACGGCATCACAAAAGCCATCGGTGCGGTCATATCCGCCACCCGTGAGTGGGTCGGCCTGGCGAACGTGCAAGAAGCGGCTGAAAAGAGGCTGGAGGCCGTCATCAGGGCCACGGGGGGGGCCGCAGGCTATACCATAGGCCAGCTAAAGGAAATGGCCTCCCAGATGCAGTCCGTTACCACCGTCGGCGATGAAGTCATCCTGTCCGGGATGTCCATCCTGAGCACCTTCCGGAACATCAAGGGGGACGTGTTCAAGGACGCCTCGATGGCGGCCCTGGATATGGTCACGGTCATGCGCCAGGGCAAGGTGACCGCCGAGGCCCTCGACAGCCAGATGATCCAGCTCGGGAAAGCGTTGAACGACCCCGTCGAGGGTCTGGCTGCGTTGTCCCGGGTCGGCGTCCAGTTCACGGCCGAGCAGGAGGCGACGATCAAGGGCCTCGTGGAGACCGGGGACGTCATGGGCGCCCAGCGGGTCATCCTCGAAGAACTGAAAAACGAATTCGGCGGAACGGCGGCCATGATGGCCGACACTTTCGCAGGGGCTGGCAGCCAGGCGCGGAACGCCCTGGGCGATCTCAAGGAGGAACTCGGCTTCATCATCACGAAAAACTCCTTCTTTATCGAGATCCAGAAGCTTGCAACCCGGACCTTCACCGAATGGGGCCAGAAAGTCAAGGACAACAGGGAGTATCTCATTTCGCTGGCGAAAGACGGCGTCCTCTGGCTGGTGGAATGCTTGGTAAAAGCCCTGGACACCATCCGGTTTTTCCACAATGCCTGGCTCGGTATCAAGCTCGTCGGCCACGGGGCGATCCACGCGATAGCCGTCGCCCTCGACGAGCTCCTGCGGGGGATGCGGGCCCTTGGCAGTCCTCTCGATTACATCTTTAAGGGACTGGTAAAGATCGGCGCCGTCGAAACCAACCCCTTCGACAAGCTCGAGGAGGCCTTGGGGCAGTTCCGGCTGTCGAGCGGGGACCTGGTCGACGACACCTGGCGGGACATCGAGGAGACGAACCGGGCCTACGATACGGTTATAGATAAAATCAGAGGATGGGAGGGCCAGATCCGCGCCATTCCCGCGGCGCATGTCGACGCCGCTGAATCTGTCAAAAAGACAATGAAAACCACGGCGGCGGAAATCCAAAAAACAGCGAATGACATGTCGGAAGACGTCCACCTGTCCATCCGGGAGACAGTGATCGCCGAGAAGGAATTCATCGCTTCCCTCGCCATCAACCAGGCGAAGGAGGTCGCAAAGACCGTCAAGGAAACCGAGCGGGAGCTCACCGGCCTGGAAGAATACTGGCAGCACACCTATGACAACATCCACGACGCCACGGCGGATTTCTTTTACGATATCCTTCGGAACGCCAAGCTCTCGTTCGATTCGATCAAGGACTGGTTCGTGCGGCTCATCGCCGAGATGCTGGCCACGGCGGCGGCAAACCCCATTAAAATCGCCATCGGCTCCGTCATGGGAGTGGGGGCTGGAGGAACGGCCCTGGCCGGGACCGGCGGCGGGGGAGTGGACAGCCTGTTCGACCTCTCGGGGGTCTCCAAGCTCATCTCCGGCCTCGGGGCTGCCGGATGGGGGCTGACCATACCCGGCGCCGGCGTTGGAGGGCCGATGGGCATGGCGAGCGGCCTCGGGACAGCCGGGACCTTGGGGGCGATCAACTGGGCGAATGTGGCCGGGTACCTGGGCCTCGCTTACGAAGCGTTTAACCTGTTCAAGTCCATCGGCGAGGGGGAATACATGACATCCGGCGGAATCGCCATCGGTGCGGGAATCGGCGCATTCCTGGGCGGCGGGCCTGTCGGGGCCGCCCTCGGGGCCGGCGTGGGCGATCTCGTCGGCGGCATCCTCGATTCAATCTTCGGCCTCGGCAAGGACGAGCCCGAGTTCACCCTTTCGGAACACAACCCCCGCTACGGGCAGGATCAGGCCCGGTGGATCAAGGGCCGGGGGGTCGGCACGGGATACTGGCCGGAGTTCTCATCCGATTGGGAAGCGCAACCGACCGTCGCCTATACCGCTATTGCCCAAGCCTACGCCAAGGGCCGTAAGGAGATTGCCGAGAATTTCAACGAATCCATGAACACCTTCATGGAGGCCCTGCCGAGTGAATATCTGACTGTCGTCGAGGACGCCCTGGCCGGGATGGATTTCACCTGGAACGCCCCCGGTTATCGGTATGAGTTTGCGAACGCCCAGGAAGTCATTGAAAACCTCCTTCTCAACTACGCCGATTTCCTGGCCGGCAAATTCGATGAGATCGTGAACGTGGTCGGTGCCGCCTACTTTGAGCAGGACATCTCCGGGTCGGATCTTTTCGGTAAACTCACCGCCGGGAAGCAGGGTCAGGTGAAGAACCTTCTCTCTGGGGGCGACCTGACGGGGGAGCAGTTCCAGTCCTTCCTTGAAGAGTGGCAGGCCCTCGCCACCGTAATGGCCGGATTCGAGGCCCTCCTCGCCCCCACGATTGCGAAGATGACCACTTACGAACAGGTCACGAAGGCCGTGGGGGATCAGTTCGACGCCTACATCGACACCCTTGAGCGGGCCGGGGTGGAGGTGTCGAAGCTCGGTGACTTGGAGCAGATGAGGGCCGATGTCATCGCCCGGGAGGTTACCGCCCTCCAGGATTCCTTCTGGACCGACTTCACGGAGGAGATGAAACTCGCCTACTCCGGCATGACCGACTACGAGAAGAAGGTCTATCAAATCACTCAGCGGTTCGCCGAATACATCGCCCAGGCCGAAGACCTTGGAATGTCGGAAGACCGCCTTGCCGAGATCCGGGAATGGGAAAAGATGGCCCTGGACAGCCTGACGGAATCGGCGGATGAGGCCGTCGAAGCCGTTGACAACCTGTCTGATCGCCTCCGGCAGATGGAACAGCTTTCCAACGCCATGTCCCTCATGGCCGGGGGCGGGGGGAATACCCGCATGGAGCAGATCTCCGCCCGGTATGATTGGAGGAGCTATGGCGGCAAGTACGACCTGGGCGGGGGGCTCTACAACTGGGATAACATCATCAATGAAATCCTCTCCATGAACCTGAGCCTCGAGGGGGCTGAGAACGTCGCCGCAGCCCTCGGGATCACCCTTGACCAGCTCCTTTCGGATTTCGATTACATCGCGGATCAGTTCACACAGATGAAGGCCGCCGCCGCCAGCCTGAAAACCTCCCTCGAGGACCGTTACATGCAGGCCACCATGAGCGGGGAGGACTACGCGAAATGGAAGGCCGGGGCAGAATATAGCGCCACCCTCTCGCAGCTCGATGATCTCCGTAGGCAGGGGATCATCAGCTTGTCCGAGCGCAACACCATGCGACAGCAGGCGTGGGCCGTCTATCAGGCTGACATCGAGGCGGCGACGGACGCCGCGAAAGATCAGTTCAGGGGCCTCATCGATGCCGCCTATGATGCCTGGAAGGGGTTGGCCGATTCCATCGGAGACTCCATTCTCAGGCTTCAGACCTCATCCGACAATCCCGCCGATGTGATGGAACGGCTCGGGGTGCAGGCCCAGGCCATCCGTGACTACACCGGAGGGATGAACCTCCAGGCTTATCTTGGCACCCTCGGCACCGACGAGGACCGCCGGAGCGCCATCAAGGACATGATGGACCTCTACGGGGGGTATCTCAATATCGCCCAGGAAGCCTATCAGCGGCCCTCTCAGGAATACCAGGCCATCTATCAGGAAGTGCTTGCCGCCTACCAAATGATGGAGGGGATTGCCGAAGGCTATATGAGTGAGTTCGATGTGCAGACCGAACAGCTCGAGGTATTGAAGCAGATCGCCATTAACACGGGGCTTTATGGCTCCTATGACACCGGGACGGAATATGTCCCCAGGACCGGCCCCTATCTCCTGCACCAGGGGGAGAAGGTTGTCAAGGCGGGAGAATCCAGCGGCAATGTGTATTTCGGGGACATCGTCATCCAGGGCGTCTCCAATGGCGATGAGGCCGTCAAGAAGTTCCAGGACTATCTCCGGTCTCCCGTGGGCCGCAGGGAGATATTTCAGGCGGCAAGGGGTAGATAATGGGGAACATCATCATCACGAACGCCATTGAGACCGTTGCGAATTCGGGAATCACGGCCCGGTCGGAGGCCACCGGATACCCGAAGATCAATTGCATGATTCACACCAACCTTGGCAGGCGGTTTCAGGCCGATGACAATAACACGAATGACTATCTACTGAAATTCAATTTCGGGGCGGCTCAGTCTCTCGCCGCCATCGCTCTGTTCGATTGCAACTTCAACAAAGTACAGATCCAGGGCCACGGGTCGGATGCATGGGGGTCACCGGATTATGCCGGATCGTCCCTGACGGTATCTCAAAACGCATGGACAGGACGGTATAATATCTTTATTCCCCTGACGGCGTTCAATTATCAATATCTCAGGGTGTTCATCCCCACGGGAACAGCGGAGGTCGTGACCAGCCTGTCTAAATGGCAGGTTTCGAGTGTCGTCCCTCTCTCCACCGCCACGGCCCTCACGACCAATATGTCCTATGGATACGAGAGGACCGTGGAGCAGTTCGAGAAGGTGAACCGACTGGCCGGGGGCGGGTTTGATTCCTTCCGGTATTCGGACATTCTCCAATGGCGAGGTCGGTTGATATTCTCTCATCGGGGAGTATCCGAGGAAACGGAACTCCTGACCATGAACCGGTATGCCATAAACGCCCCCATTGTTTTTTATGAAAACGGGTCAAGCACTGCCCTCTGTTACCTCTGCCACAGGGCCGGATATTATTCGGGGTCCTGGCTGTATGCGAACCTCGTGAAGGGGAACACGATAGCCCTTGAGGAGTATGTGTAAATGATCACCGTTGATGATGGCCCCGTTCCCGGACTGATCGACGACGACGGCCCCGTGTCGGCTGACTCGGACCATGTGCGGGAGTGGGATACCGATAAGCAGGCCGCATATTCGGCCCGACTGACGGAGCCCCAAGTCTGGATTGAGTTTCACTTCACCACGGCGGGGGTGCTGTGCTACGGGACGGTGGATCATGTCTCGAATACGACCCTCCGGCATTACAGACCCGCCTTGATGAATGTGCCTGAAATCCTCTCGCAGCTGGCCGATCAATACTATGGAGTAGAGCAGGGCGGAAGCATCACCCTGACGCTCTCCGACATCGACAACGGAGAGGATTCCACGTGGGCTGAAATCACGGCGGCAGAGGAAATTCGGGGGCAGGCGGTCAATGTCTACTCGTTCAACGAGGATGACGGGGCCACATTCGAATTCCGGGGAGAGGTGAAATCATACAAGTTCCAGCCCGGAGTCTGCGTCATTGAAATCCAGTACCGCAATGAAGACATCCTCCAGACCATAGTCCCCCAGCATGTGGTCACCACGGATTTGTTCGACGAAACGGCGATAAGTCTGGGTGAATCCGTCCCTATATGCCTTGGCAGATGCCGCGATGTTCCGCTCCGGAACATCCAGAACGACCTCACAAACGACGAATATGACTACCTGATAGGGTATGGAACCATTGATTCAGTATGGTCTACCCCGGCATCAAATATGGGCGTCAAGCGAAACGGTGTGCTCGTTGATTCCTCGGAATACACCTTTTATGACGGGTCACAGGTCACGCCGTATTCGGGATATGCGTTTCTCCGGTTCACAACCGAGCAGAAAGATTTCAGCGGCGGCTTCCACGAGTTGACCGCCGACGTGTACGGCATGGAGCTTGGCCAGGGCCAGGTATGCCGGAACCCGATCCGGCAGATCCGGTATCTGCTGAACGACTCCACCTATGGCCTGAATGAGTCCATCAACTCTGATTCCTTCGATGATGCGGCCACCGCCATTGATGGGATAACGAACATTTATTCTGACGGCTCAATCGTTAACCAGAGGGCTATCCGGGATTATATCGATAAGCTCCTCGCTATCTGCCGGGCCAGGCTCTGGAAAAACAACGAGGGCGAGTGGTGCATCCACGTGGACCGCAACGAGGGGGTGTCCGGTGTCTATACGGACGGGGTGGACTGCGAGGTGATGGAACTATCGGCTCCCTCATCGACGGAATCAATCAAAAGCCTGATATGCCGCTATGCCCATGACCGGACCAACGACGATAGGCCATATTACGAGATGACCCTGGCCGTCAATTCAGGGTTCGGCTCCGACAAGGTGCTGGATGATGAAATGATGTTCGTCCTCGAAACAGCGACGGCGAAGAAGGCCATGTCATACATTCGGAACAGGCACGTCTGGGATGATTCCGGGACCGTCCGTCCCCGCGAGAGGATACAGGTTAAGATCGGGGTGGAGGGAAAGCACCTGGACAAGGATATGATCATTACGATCACTTCCACCCTGTTCGGCCTGTCGTCTGTCAATTTCAAGATCACAGGGATCAGGAAAACCGCCGGCGAGTATGTCGTGGACGGATACCGTCATGATTCGAACGTCTATGCGGACGCCACGATATCGAGCCCCACGACCGTAGCCCAGACATCATCCTCGTATGGCATCGTGGTCGGTGAGCCCTGGTTTACGGTATCGCCTACCTACGGTGTCGGAAAATATCAGACCATACAGGCGGCCCTTAACGATCTGCCAACGGCCGGCGGACGGATAGCCCTGCTCAAGGGGAATCATGTCCAGACGGATGTCATCACCGTACCGGACAAGGATGTCTATATTGAGGGGGAGAATCTCGATCAGGTCGTAGTGAAGAACAAGGCGGGAAGTCACCTGTGGGTTATGACCGACCTGACCAAGAAATTCGAGTTCCAGCGATTCAAGATAGCATCACAGAACTCAGGCTCCTACAGTCGGATGTTTTCAATCACCGGGACTGGCGCGGCGAACAATACCGCCGAGATCCTGATTCGGAACATCCACTTTTCCCTCATTGACCTGAACACTTACGCGTCTGCCTACAACGATGGCGATTTCGGGGTCTACGCCGCCACGGGGCAGGGGTATATCCGCATCTCTGACAACTGCTATTTCAACAACGCTCCTACGCAGGTTTACATGAATGGTTACAGCGGGACGGCTGGCCGCCGCGTTCTCGATATCCTGAACTGCAAATTCAACAACCCGACCTATTCCGGGGTCCTGGTAGACGGCGGAACGGAATGGTGCATCACGGGCTGCCGCATAGAGGATTTTTGGCAGAACGGGGTTGATGGAATAAACACGCCGGGCCGCGCCTTCGTGGTTGCGAATTCCTTCATCGGGAGGAACGACTCATTGGACGGCGACTGACAGGGCGCCGTTTGGCTCCGGGGGAGCCGGTCAATCGCAACGGGAAACATCATATACATGGCGAACACGAGGACGGGGGGGTGTACTGTCGTCGGGGTCGAGTGCTTGACGGGATACGTGAAGGCCGACACTAACCAAATCACCATTATAAACTCCACGGGGGACATAGTCCCGTATGGCATCCTTAATACGGCAGGAGACAGCGGATCAATCTCATCAAATACCATAGACATCGATGTGGACGACACGGATTACAATCATTACGGGATCTATACCAGCGGCGGCTACGGGTCGATAAACGGTAACGTCATCGATATGTATAACAATGATGCCAAGGATTTAGGGATATACCTGGCCGGGGGGTACTGCACGGGGCGGGCGAACATGACCTATCGATGCGGCACCGGGATCACCGACGCCGGGGCGTCGAATGATGTCCTGGGATTGGACGGATAA